AGTCATTCTCCATGTGGCTGCAAAGTCCGATGGGACAGCTTCTGATGGTCTTGATTGGGCTATACAGCATTGCGACGATTTTGGAGCTGATACCTTCATCTGGGACGCAGATGGAATCGGTCTGGGGCTTGCTCGCGAGGTCGAGCGACAACTCGGTCCTCGGAATGTAAGGATCGAGCCGTTCCATGGCGGTGAGCGACCCAGTGACCCCGACGCAATGTACGACGGGCACCGCACCAACAAGGACGCATTCTACAACCGCAGGGCTCAGGCGTACTGGAGCCTCCGCGACAGGTTCTACAAGAGCTACCAGCTCAGTCAGGGCGAGTACATCGACCCGGACGAGTGCATCTTTCTGGACGCCGACATGCCCAACCTATCGGCCCTCCGATCTGAGGTGTGCCGGATACCGAGGAAGCCCAACGCGCACGGCAAGATCCAGCTGATGACCAAGTCGGAGATGGCAAAGCCACCCTTGAATCTGCCCTCCCCGAACTTGGCCGACGCGCTGGCCTACGCCTTCAGCATATCGGACGACTTGGTGTACACGGGCTGGAACAAACCCATCGAATACAAGCAGACAGCGGACGCATATATCTAAATGATGAATGAAGAGGACATCCTAGCCGCGATTGCCGGAGAGATAGAGCAGTGCTCCGAAAGCGATCTGTGGCTGGCAAGAAAGCGGGAGGCGCAGTCTTATTATGACGGGCAGCTACCGCTTCCCCCGGACACCCGTGGCCGCTCCAGTGTCGTCAGCACAGACGTTGCCGACTCGGTCGAGTGGATACTGCCATCAATCGTGGAGAACCTGTCAGGCAAGGCCGTGAAGTTTCGGCCCATGTCCGCGCAGGACGAGATGCAGGCCGAGCTGGAGACCGACTTCACGCACTTCGTCTTCTCTGAGGACAACAACGGCTATCTGGCGCTGTACTCGGCCGCCAAGGACGCCCTGCTGAGTGGCACCGGCATCATCAAGGTCTGCTACGACGACACGCCAGAGCGTGTTGTTGAGCGATATGACGGCCTGCAGGAGCCACAGCTACAGGCCCTGTTAGGCGACCCCATGCTTGAGGTGACAGAGATTGAGCGTAGTGAGACAGAAGGCACAGCGGTCACTGCGGCGCGTATTGTCAAGCAGGGCCGTGTCGTTGTTGAGTGCGTTCCGCCCGAGGAGTTTCGCGTTTGCGATACTCACGATAGTGGTGACCTCAAGGATTGTCGATTTGTCGCACACACCCGACGCCGGACGGCCTCTGACCTTATCGCAGCGGGCTACGACCCTGAGCTTATTGAGGGAGCCCAAGACAGCTACCTAGACCGCGAGTCGAACACCTACAGCTACGTTGACCCGGAGGCTGACGAGAGCCAGAAGCTCCTCGTCGTGACAGAGGCTTATATACGCCTAGACATCAACGAGGACGGAATCGGCGAGCTGTGCAAGGTCACTGTGCTGGGCGAGTCCACCCCGACCGACATACTCGACGTCGAGGAGGTGGCCGAGATCCCGTTCGTCGCCATGCAGGCGATCCCGAAGCCCCACAGCTTCTACGGCGTCAGCATCTTCGAGCGCGTCAAGCAGATCCAAGACCTGAAGACGGCTGTGCTGCGCTCCACGCTGGATAGCTTCTACCAGAACACCAACAAGATGAAGGTGGTCCAAGAGGGGCAAGTCAATCTGGATGACCTTCTTGTCTCACGACCCGGCGGCATTATCCGCGCCAAAGGCCACAACGCCGTGATGGAGATCGGCGGCACGCCCATGGGTCAGGAGGCATTCCAACTGCTCCAGTTCGCTGATGAGCAGAAACGATCACGGGTAGGTGTCAGTGCCGACATGGCCGGACAAAGCCAGCTCGTTAACAATGAGTCCGCTCACGCAGTTGAACGTCTGATGAGTGCTCAAGAGATGTTGACGGGTCTAATTGTCCGATCTGTTGCCGAGACTGGCATCCGCCCGACCTATCGACTGATCCGCGACAACCTCGTCCGGTTCCACAACGGCTCGGTGCCGTTCAAGTTTCGTGGCAACTGGGTCAACGTGGATCCCAGCACATGGGGTGACCGTAGCCGCATGATGGTGACCGTGGGATCGGGCGCGGGAGATGAGCAGCAGAAGATGGGCTCGCTCCAGCAGATCTTCGCCATCCAGAAGGAGATGGTGGCGACTGACCCGTCTCAGGCGATGGTCACGCCGAAGCAGATGTACAGCACGTTGAACGACTACATCAACTTGAACGGCCTGGGCGACCCGGAGCAGTACTTCCTGAACCCCGAGAGCCAAGAGGGTCAGATGGTCGCGCAGCAGAAGGCGCAAGAGGCCCAGCAGCAACAGCAGCAGATGATGCAGCAGCAACAGCAGCAGCTGGAAATGCAGCAGCAGGCCCTGCAGGCGCAACAGCAGGTGGCGCAGGCCGAGCAGGTCAAGGCTCAGGCCACGCTGCAGAACGGCCAGCTCAAGGCGCAGATCGATGCCATGAAGGCCGCGCACACGCAAGAGATCGACCAGATGAAGAACCAGATCGCCGCCGCGAAAGAGGCTGGCCAGCAACGGTTCAATGTTCAGAAGCTACAGACAGATGCCGCCTTGAAGCTCACGGAGCTGGAGCTTAACGCCAAGCGGGATCTCAACACGGATGTTCAGGACAACAAGGAAGCGTTGAATGGAAGTGGATCTTCAGAAGGAAGCACGGCGGGGCAGAGCAGCGCGAGCTGAGTTAGCCCTTGTCAAAGAATATTTAGACGAGGAGAAGCAGAGACTGTTTGGGCAGTTCTGCGACCCGCGTTACGAGGAGGAAGTTTACGTAGTACGGGAGCAAGCCAAAGCCCTGCAAAGGTTGGAGGAGTTCCTAGAGTCGCTGGTCACCACTGGTGAGCTGGCAGAAAAATCAAATGAAGGAGAAACGGTATGAGCGAATCTAGCCCAGTGCAACACGAGGGGGAGCGCGGCAACACCGTAGATCAGGTGGCTGAACTGCTAATGGCAGACGAGCCGTCTGTTGACGAGGACATCAAGAAAGAAGAGGAGGCAGTACACCGCCCCAACGATGATGACCTCGTTGATGATAGTGAAGAGTCAGAAGTTGTAGAAGCACAAGAGTCAGACGACGAGATCGAAGATCCCGAAACAGACGACTCCAATGAGCTAGAGACCGACGACGACGATGGATTGGCAGCTTTAGCAAGCGAGCTTGGATTAGACGCGGACAAACTGACCCTCTCTGAGGACGGTGAGATCCTTGTCAATCTCAAGGTCAACGGCAAAGACCAACAAATCGATTTGAAAGAAGCGATTGCGGGGACTCAGTTCCACAAGGCCAACGATGAGAAGGCCCGAGTGTTAGCTGAAGATCGCAAGACCTTCGAGTCAGAGAGGACTCAAGTTGCACAGGCGTATCAGGCGCAGTTACAGCAGATACGTGGTTTAGGGGAAATGCTTCAGCAGAAGCTGATGCAGGACTTCCAAGGTATTGATTGGGACCGCTTACGCGCGACCGATCCGGGTGAGTGGACTGCCAAGCAGAGAGAGTTCGAGCTACGCAACCAAGAGTTGCAACAGGCCGGACAGATGATTGGACAGCAAATGCGATTAGAGCAGGAGCAACAGTCCCAGCAAGAGGCGCAACAGAGGGCAGAGATCCTGCAGGCTGAGCGCGAGCAGATGATTGAGCACAACCCTTCGTGGCGAGACGAGGAGCGGATGAAAGGCGATCTTACCAAGATCGTGGAGTACGCCAAATCTAGCGGTTTCGACGATGAAGAGTTGCAGGACGTTATCTATTCCCGACATGTGGAAGTTCTGAAGAAAGCCATGCTGTATGACCAAGGCAAGACAGTTGCCGACAAGAAGGTCAGGCAGGCACCCAAGATGCAGCGAGCCTCAAATGGTCGCTTTGCCAAACAGAAGGGCGGCAAGGTTCAAAAACTAATTGAGCGAGCACAGAATGCCAAAGGTGCAAACAAAAGGGACGCACAGGCTGACGCTGTGACCGCTCTGCTCATGGGAGAATAATCATGGCAACAGGTAACATTGACAGCTTCGACTTAAAGTCGATTGCTAAGGGCGGCGTAATAAATGAAGATATTATGCAAAAAATCTTTGATATCTCAAAGATCCCCCTGCCTTTCACGGACCTCGTAGGTTCGACGACCCACAAGAACGAGCGTTTTGATTGGGTGGTCGATGAGCTTCGCGCTCCAGACGTAACCAATGCCCGCGTTGACGGTTCTGACGCTGGCGCGGCTAGTGAGGCCGGTGGCGCGCGTGTGGGTAACCACTCGCAGATCTCGGACGAGGTCATCGCCGTTTCGTACCGGGCAGATGCTTCGGATACAGTCGGGAGAACTCGTGAGCTTGCCTATCGTATTACACGCGGTAACCAGCAGATCCGTCGCGACGTAGAGGCCATGGCGCTGAACAACCAAGCGTCTGTAGCTGGTACTGACACGGTAGCTGGCGTGACAGGTGGCCTGCCCACTTGGATCGAGACCACTGTGATGAACGGTGACGGCTCAACTGCCACCGCTGGCGGTCACAACATGACCACCGGCCTGACGGTTAAGTACACCGAAGACACTGGCGTGGCCCTGTCGTTCCAAGCGGTGAAGGACGCGATCCAA